GATACTGCTTCAGCATCTGAGGAAATTCTGGCTATTACGATTCAGGATTATGCAACTAAAAATATAATCACCTGGGGTATTCATCCATTTAATAATAAACAAGCTAATGTAACTTACATTGAGTGTAGAACTGAGCAACTTCTTCTGCAAAGGTTTATCGATTATTGGGATGTGAATATTCCTGAGGTAATTACTGGATGGAACATTCAGTTTTATGATATTCCATATATCTGCCGTAGATTGAATAGAGTCCTAAATGAAAAACAAATGAAACGTTTTTCGCCATGGGGACTTGTCACTGAGAATGAAATCTTTGTGAATGGTCGTAAGCAGATTTACTATGATACTGGTGGTATTACTCAACTAGACTATCTTGACCTTTATAAGAAGTTTACTTATAAAGCACAGGAATCTTATCGACTTGACCATATTGCTGAAGTAGAACTGGGTCAGAAAAAACTAGACCACTCTGAGTTTGATACTTTCAAAGAGTTCTACACTAAGAATTGGCAGAAGTTTGTAGAATACAACATCGTTGACGTGGAACTTGTTGACCGTTTGGAAGACAAGATGAAATTGATTGAACTTGCAATTACCATGGCATATGATGCTAAGGTAAATTATGCTGATGTTTTCTATCAGGTACGTATGTGGGATAATATTATCTACACTTACCTGAAGAAAAGGAACATCGTAATTCCTCCTAAGGAAAGAAGTGCAAAGGATGAGAAATACGCTGGTGCTTATGTGAAAGAACCAGTTCCTGGTGTTTATGATTGGGTGGTTAACTTTGACCTTAACTCACTCTATCCTCACTTGATTATGATGTATAACATCTCACCAGAAACTCTTCTGGAAGATAAGCATCCAACCGTCTCTGTGGATAAGATTCTTAATCAAGAAATCAACTTTGAGTTGTATAAGGACAGTGCGGTATGTGCTAATGGTGCGATGTATCGAAAAGATTTCCGTGGAATGCTTCCTGAATTGATGGAGAAGATGTACAACGAACGTGTTATCTTCAAAAAGAAAATGATTGAAGCAAAGAAAGCATATGAAAAAACTCCAACCAAAGATTTGGAAAAGGAGATTGCTCGTTGCAACAACATTCAAATGGCAAAAAAGATTTCTCTAAACTCTGCTTATGGTGCCATTGGAAATCAATACTTCCGATACTATAAACTAGCAAATGCGGAAGCAATTACTCTTTCTGGACAAGTTGCTATTCGTTGGATTGAAGGTAAGATGAACACTTATCTGAATAAAATTCTAAAAACTGAGGGTGAAGATTATGTTATTGCTTCAGATACTGATTCTATCTATCTTAACATGGGTCCTTTGGTTGAACGTGTATTCGAAGGAAGAGAGAAAACTACTGAAGGCGTTGTTTCGTTCCTTGATAAGGTCTGTCAGATGGAACTTGAAAAGTATATTGAAAGTTCTTACCAAGAATTGGCTGACTATGTGAATGCATATGACCAGAAGATGTTCATGAAACGTGAGAATATTGCCGACCGTGGAATTTGGACTGCTAAGAAACGATACATTCTGAACGTATGGGACAGTGAAGGTGTTCGATATAGTGAACCTAAACTTAAAATCATGGGTATTGAGGCTATCAAATCATCTACTCCAGCACCATGCCGTAAGATGATTAAAGAAGCACTAAAACTTGTGATGAATGGAAGTGAGGATGATGTAATCGACTTTATTGAAAAGAGTAAAGTTGAGTTCAAGAAACTTTCTCCCGAGCAGATTTCGTTTCCACGTTCTGCATCTGATGTTCAAAAGTATTCCTCAAGTTCAAACATCTATGCACCCAAAACACCTATTCATGTTCGTGGGGCACTACTGTTTAACTACTATATTAAGAAGGCAAATCTGACAAATAAATATTCACTTATTCAAAATGGTGAAAAAGTTAAGTTCATCTTCTTGAAAAAACCAAATATCATTCATGAGAATGTAATTTCGTTTATCCAGGATTTTCCTAAAGAACTTGGTCTTGACAAGTATATTGACTATGACCTACAATTTGAGAAGGCGTTTGTAGAACCTTTGAAAATCATTCTTGATGCAATTGGATGGAACGTAGAAAAAACAGTAAACCTTGATTCATTTTTCTCCTGATGGACTTTTTAAAAGATATTGTAAAAGAAATTGGTGATGATTATACCAAACTCGCTTCCGACATCGACGAAACTGAAACTTATGTTGATACGGGTTCATACATTTTTAATGCACTGGTTTCAGGTAGTATATTTGGTGGTGTATCTGGGAATAAGATTACTGCTATTGCTGGAGAGTCTTCTACTGGAAAGACTTTTTTCTCTCTCGCCGTGGTTAAGAACTTTCTTGATGCTAATCCCGATGGTTACTGTCTCTACTTTGACACTGAGGCTGCTATCACTAAATCACTTGTAGAGTCTCGTGGTATTGATACTTCTCGTCTAGTAGTTGTGAATGTTGTTACAATCGAAGAGTTTCGTGGTAAAGCACTTAAGGCAGTAGATATTTACCTTAAAAAACCTTTAGAAGAACGCAAACCTTGCATGTTTGTGCTAGACTCTTTGGGGATGCTTTCTACCGAAAAAGAAATTACGGATGCACTTAATGATAAGCAAGTTCGTGATATGACCAAATCTCAACTGGTCAAAGGTGCTTTCCGAATGCTAACACTCAAACTAGGTCAAGCAAATGTTCCACTCCTTGTCACAAATCATACATACGATGTCATCGGAGCTTATGTACCAACGAAAGAAATGGGGGGAGGTTCTGGACTCAAATATGCAGCAAGCACAATCATTTATCTCAGCAAAAAGAAAGAGAAGGATGGAACAGAAATTGTCGGCAATATTATCAAAGCTAAGACTGCTAAGTCGCGTCTAAGTAAAGAGAATAAAGATGTCGAAGTACGTCTGTATTATGATGATCGTGGTCTTGATAGATATTACGGTCTTCTTGAACTCGGTGAGATTGGTGGACTTTGGAAGAATGTGGCAGGACGTTATGAGATTGATGGTAAGAAACTTTATGCCAAACAGATTCTAAAAGAACCTGAAGTATATTTCACTGAAGAAGTGATGCAACAACTGGACGAAATCGCACGTAAGGAATTTAGTTATGGAGAAAGTTGAGTTTCTAATTCTTAGGAACCTGTTACATAATGAAGAATATACTCGAAAAGTAATACCATTTTTAAAATCCGAATACTTTGAAGATACCAATCAAAGGATTGTATTTGAAGAAATACTTTCCTTTGTCCAAGAATATAATCAACTGGCAACAAAAGAAGTTCTTTGCATTGAAGTAGAAAAACGTAAAGATATCAATGATACTTCTTTTCATGAAATTGTTCATTTGGTCAGTAATCTGGAAGATGTTCCTGTTGAGATGTCTTGGTTAGTGGATACTACTGAAAAGTGGTGTCGTGACCGTGCCATTTACTTGGCACTTATGGAATCAATTCATATTGCAGATGGAAAGGATTCTAAAAAGAATCGTGATAGTATTCCAAGTATTCTATCCGATGCTCTTGCCGTAAGTTTTGATAATCATGTTGGTCATGATTATCTTCTCGATTATGAACAACGTTATGAGTTATACCACAAAAAGGAGGATAAAATTGAATTTGATCTCGAATACTTTAACAAAATCACGAAAGGTGGGCTCCCTAACAAAACTCTTAACATCGCTCTTGCTGGTACGGGTGTCGGCAAGTCTTTATTCATGTGCCATGTGGCTAGCTCCGTCTTGCTCCAGGGACGGAACGTATTGTACATTACGCTTGAAATGGCAGAAGAGAAAATTGCTGAACGAATTGACGCAAACCTATTGAATGTTCCCATTCAAGATATTGCTGACCTCCCCAGGCAGATGTTCGAAACTAAGGTAACGAACCTTGCTAAGAAAACTCAGGGAACTTTGATTATTAAAGAGTATCCTACTGCATCAGCACACTCGGGACATTTTAAATCTCTGCTAAATGAACTTGCTTTGAAGAAGTCTTTCCGTCCTGATATTATCTTCATCGATTACCTGAACATCTGCGCATCTTCAAGGTATAAGGGAAATCTTTCCGTGAACTCTTATTCCTATATTAAGGCAATTGC